AGCCAAAAGCGATCCTTACCTATAGTTTTGAGCCATTTTTTTACGTCTTCTTTAGTCGGCGTCATACGTTGATTTTACGCACATTTCATGAAAAGTCAACCTATTGATTAGAAAATATCACGCATAAAACATGAAATGTGTGTTGACGTGTTCATGATTTTTACGTAAAAAGATTTCATCAACTACGAGAGATCATGAAAACAGAAATCGACTTAGACAAATTGCCGGACGGCTGCAAGAGCCATCTGCTGGCCGAAGCGGAAGAAGGGTTGAAGCCTTCGGAGGCTATTATTCGCATCCTTGAACGAGAATCATTCCGCAGGGGATTCCGTGTTCACTTGACCACGCCCCGCGATCTTCCCCGCCCGAAGAACCCCAAGAAGCCCGCAGCATGATGGAAGAAGCCCTGATTGACGAATTGAAGCTGCTCGGCTGGCACGAGCTTTAACCCGCCCCCTGAACAACAATGAAAAAAATGACGAACGAACAATATTGGATGCGCCGTGACCGTGCCGAGAAAATGGGATCCCTTTACGGCTGCCCGATAGACTTTTCGGAAGACGAACTCAAGCCCCGGCCCGGTATCGTACAGAACCTTGTCTTTTCCGCTCTGCTGGTTGGTATTTTTGCAATCATTTATTTCATCGTTAAATCTTAGTGAATTATGAACGGATTAGATCAATTTGTAACCTCTATTGTGGAGCAAACCATAGAATCCCTTCATGAACGTGGCTTGTTGATTTTGAATGAGTCCGAGGAAGAGAATGCCACTCGCATGTTCGACGGCAAAATATGGCTTACCCTTGAGGATCTGCGGAAACACCCTGCTTGTTTATGGGGTAGGAAAAAGGTTCGTAACCTGTTGCAGAACCATGAAATAGAAGACATTGGCACCAATCAACGCGAATACAGAATTTCCGCGATAAGCGTGTACAGGTATTTGACCCAAAAGACATCCAAAACCAGGACGGACATGAACAAACCTCCCGCTAAGCGGAAACGTAACTCCGTCAGTACCCTTTCCAACTACCCATAACCAAAAAGGCCGGGGCCAGCAGGAACTGACACCCGACCTGAATACAATCAAACAAGGAAATAATATGAGCCTATTACAAAACATCAAGCGCGGAGTGCAGCAGCGTCCGCAGCGTGTCATCATCTACGGGCCGGAAGGCGTGGGAAAATCCACGCTGGCGGCCGGGTTGCCCGCCCCCCTCTTCTTGGACACGGAAGAAGGAACCCAGCACATGAATGTGGACCGCATCCAGGTAGACCACTACGGCGCCATGCTGGAAGCCCTGCAGGACATCTACAAGGAAGCCCGGAACGGAAACCTCCCTTACAAAACGCTCGTCATCGACACGGGAGACCGCCTGTGGGACATGTGCGCCCGCCAGGTCATCAGGGACTACAACACCTCCCCCAAAGACGGAAAAATCTCCTCCATCGAAAGCATCGGCTATGGAAAAGGGTACGCCCAGGCCAGCGAAATGTTCGTCAACCTGCTTTCCGTCTTTGACAACTGCCGGAGCGCAGGGCTGCACATCGCCGTCATCTGCCATTGCCGCGTGGAAACGGTGAACCCTCCGGAAGGGGAAGCCTACACCATGTACACCATCAAAATCAACGCTCCGGCCAAACAGGCCATCACCGCCAAGGAAAAACTCAAGGAATGGGGGGACGCCATCCTGTTCTGCAACTACGTGACCACCTTCACGGACGGAGGCAAGGCCAAAGGCGGGGAACTGCGTGCCGTCTACACGGAGCACCGGGCCACCTGGGAAGCCAAAAACCGGCACGGGATGCCCGCGGTGATGGCGATGGACGCCGGGGAAATCTCACGCCTGCTGTTTGGAGAGGGCTGCGGACCTTCCGGGAACGCTCCGGCCGGCGAAAAGCAGGCGCCGCCTCCCGCACAGCAGGAAAAACCGGCTCCCTCCCTGGCGGACCAACTGGCCGCGGTCATCAACGACGTGCCGGGAGCGCTGAACTTCCTCGCGTACAAAAAGGAAATCCAGCCGGGGCAGGGCCTTGAAGCCGTCTCGGAAAAATTCGCCTCCTTCATCCTCTCCGCCCCCGACCGGTTCAACACGGCCGTTCTGCAATACAACACCCCTGCCGCCCAATGAAACCCGTCACCTGCATCAACGTCGCCCGCGAAACCGGGCATGCCGTCCTCTCCCTGGACGGAGCGGAATACGCCGTCAGCCTGGACGACCTGCAAAAAATCCTCGCTGACATTGCCGGGCCCCGTCCGGCCCCGGCCACGGAACTATTGAGGCCGTCCCTGCTCCCCAAGCTGGCGCAATGCCCCTGCTATGTCTCCTCCCCTGACGCGGGGGAAGCGGCCCGGCGGGGAACCCGCATGGACGACGCCTTCCGGTCCCTGCTCATGGGAGTGGACGAATTCAGGGCGTGTGAACACCTGAAAGCCGATGAAAAAGAATCCATCCTCTGGGCGGTGAAAACGGTCCGAACGCTCTGCTCCGGCGAAGAGGTCATTGCCGACAAAAACCGCTGCGCCTTCCCGCAATGGCACCCCCGCGTGACAGGCGGGGAAGCGGACTGCCTCTGTCCCGCGCTGGGCAAACTCTTCGACCTCAAAAGCGGCCAAATCCGCAACTACTGGGAACAGCAGGCCTCTTACGCGAAATCCTTCATGGAACGGGAATTCATGGATGAAATCACCTGCCACCTCCTCTACTGCGACCAGCAGCAAATCGTCACCCGGAAATTCACCTACCGGGAAGCCATCTCCATCGTCAACGGCGTGGTGGACGCCGTTGACCGCGGCGGCGGGCCGCGCCTCTGCGACTACTGCGGCTGG